TGCTAAATTTGGTGCTGTGTTTGCCATTATTGTTTAATTCCCGGTAATACACCCATCATGATTGGTGCTTGTGCTGATTCTCCGTCCATGAAAAAACCAACAACCCAATCACCAATTGATGGTGCTGAAAAAGATTTTGAGTTGTTTATAGGATACATTGGCGTGGCCCAAGGCAACTCTGCTGTCGGTAATTCACTTTGATTGGTTGAATGCCAACCAAACATTCTAATTTGACAACGGCCAAGAGCCAAAGGGTCAACTCTGGTTTCAACAACACCAACCCACCATATAAACCCATCTTTACCTAAAAAATTCTTCATTGATTAACTGCTTCTTTCCATTCTGTAGAATTTGAATTTATGTTTTCATAAGTTGTTGGTGAAGAATCTTTACATAGTTCCAAAACTGTTTGATACGCACCACTCGAAGCAATGACGTGTCTTACCGCAGTTACCAAATATTTACCAGAATAGAATCTATCTAATTCTTTTTTTGAGCTTGAAGGTTTTAAACTTAACAAATTAAACTGTATTGTTTTTCCAGCAGTTATACCTGGATCACCAGGTATTACGGCTTTAACTGTTGTATAATTTGCCAAAGATATCTGTGCAGTTCTATTGGGAATATAAGTTTCAATAAAAATGTCTTTAGCAACACCACCTTGTTGTTTAACATAAGGTACATTTTGTTGATTTGAATTACCAAAAGCCAATTTAAGAGTACCTTCATAAGCTGTATTTTCAGTTTTACCCAAACGGTTTGTTGAAGTTGTGGATGGAGCACCTTTATTTAATGTTTGTGCTTGGTCTTTAAATTTTGAATAATCAAAATCAGTTACTTTATAATTTCTGGTTAAAGGATCTATAGTTAATAATCTATTTGATAGTGTTCCAGCATTAATTTCATTTAACATGTCGTAAGGTTTACCAATTTCATAACTCAATACATTAATTGTTTTTTCTTGAAAGCTTTGAATTTTATCATCTATGTTTTTTGCTTCATAACGATATGTTGCATAAATGTCATCTTTAAACATAGATTGTAAAGAACGGAAATTAAACCCACTTTTGGTTTCAAAAAACAACATATCCGCACCTAAAGTTCCCGCTGCCTTTGGTCTTGCATAACAAGATAACCAACTAATTGCTTCTAATGGTTTCACTTTAGGTAAAATAAAATCGTATATGCCGGTAGTTTCTTCAATTGTGCCTATTTTTGTTTTAGGTACTTTTAACTTATCTATTAATATATTTTGTACAATTTCAGATATTTTTGTACCTTTAAACGAATTGCCTATTTTAGTTTGTTCCGATAATAATAATTCTTCTGCGCAAAAATATAAAGTGTAAACTTCACTATTCATATTACCTGACGGTTTACGACCACCCATCTTATATACCCTGAACACTTGGTCGTTTCTATTTGAACCATTTTTTATTTTACCAAAATTAATTTCAATAAATTCATTACCGGTTATTCTCATCAATTCAACAAAACCCTGAGCATCAACCAGTGTGATGTATCCTGAAGTCACAAAACTATAAATGTCCTCATAATAAGACATTTCAACTAAAAGTTTTTTTAGTTCAATTCTTTGGCCACCAGCCGTTAAAAAATTTAATGTTTTTAACGAAAAGTCTTGGGGATAATACGCACCAGGAGATTCTACAATATTTACTGTATCTTCCATATTACACAGACATTAAATTTTTGAATTCGGTTTCTAATTGGTCAACATAAATTGAATTTAATAATTTAATATTTCTTTTAGATTCATTTAATTTCAATTCATAATCGTATATCGACACTGCATCTTTACTAACCATAACAACTACATCTCCTGTTGGTAAAGTATATGTGTTGGTTGATTCAAACATATTATTGTAAGTATTTTCATCTATTTCAACCGTATTACTTGTGGTAATATTTGTATTAACATCAACTTGGGTTAATATTTTTTCATAGTGGTGTATTGTTGAATATGTTATATTTAAATCTCCATATTTACTTGTTAAATAATCACTAAACACTTTTCCATTCATTGGCCAATTCCATTGGGGATCCAATAATTCATTTGCAAATAATACAACCCAATACCGATATGAATCGCCATAATATTTGTGTGCAATAATTTCTGGAGTATCTCCCTCTTGTATATCATAAGAATAATATACCAACGGATTAATTAAAACACCAGGTTTAATACTTACACGAGCCATTAAATTTGTAAAAATTCTAGCCACACCAGCAGAATCTTTTTGAATTATTTTTGGTAAGGAATCAAAATATTGCATTTTTAATACCCATTTTGAATTTTAGCACTATCAATGAGTTCAATTTCTTTGAAGTTCATTGTTAATGTTGTTTGAACTGGAGCACCATTTTCCATAGCAGCCCAACCATTTGGAGCATAATTAACATCTATGCTGGTAATAACACTTTCTGCAACTCTATTAATGTTTGTATTCTGAGCACCATTAAATAAAAAATTAACATCAAATGTTGATGGAGGCACAAAAAACATACCTGCACCGCCGGTAACAATTTGAGGTGCAGCATTTTTTCTAAAAATTTTAATAATGTTTTTTACGGTTTCGGCTTCTTCTCTTGAATATGGTGTAAAAGTAAAAGCCATTTGATAATCTCTAAAATCGATACCATCAAATAACAACTGTTGTTGTGGATTAATTGCAAGGCCTTGTGTTGATAGAGCCAATTTAGCGGCATTTGATTGGGTGGCAGAAATTCCAAGAGATGGTGCTTGTGCAATTGTTCCAAGAATAGGAATTTTACTGGTGGCACCAGCAACTCCTTTTGCAATATCTTCAGCAATACCTAATAATGTTAAATTCGAATAACCTGAGTTTTGTTGAAAATTCATTGTGTCTGGCATATACAATGAAATGGTGGCCACACTTCTTTTCTTTTTAGGTTTTAAAGCCAAATTAACTTTTGAACTACCATTGAATAAATTTTCTACAAAATTTGCACCCTCAGCAATAGTTGTTGGTAATCCATATGTTTTGCCTTCTTCATATCCAATTGGTTGTATTTCATTTACTGAAAATTGTACGACATGACCTCTTGTAGCGGAACTTAAATCCCTTGGATATTGCAAAAATTGTGAGCCAAATATGTTTCCGAATAAAGCGCCCAACGGACCGTTGATTAATCCTCCGGGTATAGATACACCACCAATTGATGTTGGAATGGAAATAAGTGCCATCAATTACTCTCTTTTAAAAGTTTGAATATATATTATTTATATGGCTTATTCGGGACGTTTTATACCAAAGAATCCAAAGAAATACATTGGGGATTCAAATAATATCATCTATCGCTCAAGTTGGGAGTGTAAGGTGATGGATTGGCTCGACCGAAATAATGATATTGTATCTTGGGCTTCAGAAGAACTCATCATTCCTTATCTTTCTCCTATTGATAACCGTATACATCGTTATTTTCCTGATTTTTTGGTTAAAACTAAAACCAAAGATGGAAAAACAAAAACAATGTTAATTGAAGTTAAACCCAAAAAACAAACTATTCAACCAGAACCCAAAAAACGAATTACCAAGCAATATATAAACGAAGTAACTGCGTGGGGCGTTAATCAAGCCAAATGGAAAGCAGCAGAAGAATTTTGCATGGATCGTGGTTGGAAATTCATGTTAATGACCGAAGACCATCTTGGATTATAACATAAATAATTAAATGGCCATATCTAAACTTACCGAACTAGCAAACGAGCGATCCACCGCTGAATTCCAAGCAGCGCCGAAGGATTCACTACAATGGTTAAAACAAAAAATTTCTGAAATAAGGAATCCAAGAGCTGTTGTACGACAGATTGTTCGAGAAAAATCTAGATTTACGACTACCATTAAATTGGGTCGTTTATATTGTTTTGCATATGATCCAAAAACTAAAGATGATTTGCCATATTATGATATATTCCCAATGGTATTGGTATTGGAGAAATATAGTGATGGATTTTTAGGGCTAAACCTACATTATTTGCCATATAATTACAGGGTGGCATTTTTAAACAAACTTTTAAAATACGCCATCCTGGACGATGAGGACAATCCTCAAAGGTTACGTATCACCTATGACATTTTGAGCGCCTCCAAGCGCTTTAAAGAGTTCAATCCGTGCATTAAAAGATATTTGTATGGCCAAGTCCAATCAAGAATACTTACCATTCAGCCAAACGAATGGGAAATTGCTACATTATTGCCATTACAACAATTTAAGAAAGCACAGCCAAAAACTGTATGGCAAGAATCTATGCACGAAATAAGGAAAATTTAAATGGCAGGTTCTATTAACGATTTTAAATCAAGTTTTTCTAAAGACATCGCAAGACCAAATAAGTTCGATGTCAGTATTCCTATTCCACTTACGCTTATACCGTACATCAATTCAGCTAAATCGCTAGTATATCGTTGCGAAAATGCCAATTTACCCGGAAGAAGTTTAGCAACAACCGAACAAAAAACTTATGGACCGGTTGAAAAAATGCCTTATCTTACGTCATACACAGATATAGATTTAACTTTTATTGTTGATGATGATATGAATCAAAAAGTATTTTTTGACGCATGGCTAAATTACATCAATCCTATGTACAATTATAATTTTAAATATAAAAGTGATTATGCAACAACAATTACCATTAATCAATATGATGTAACCAATCAATTATCTTACTCTATTAATCTTTATGATGCTTATCCAGTTGCAGTAAATCAAATGGATTTAGATTGGAGTAGTGATGGGTTTCATAAATTAACTGTTACCTTTGCATATACCTACTGGAAAAACAATTCGTTACAAGCTCTTGGAATGGAATTGGTTGATGCTGGAATTTCTGCTGTAGCTTCAGGAATTGGTGGTTTAGGTGGTGGCGTTAGTGGTGGAATTTTAAATGGTTTATTTAATAATGTTTCGGGTGGTGGTTCACCTGTTACAACAAACGAAGAATGATTTTATTATAGGGAGTTATTATGGCTTTACCAAAACTTGATGTACCAACATATGAAATTGAATTGCCGATATCAAAAAAGAAAATTAAATATAGGCCTTTTTTAGTAAAAGAACAAAAAAATTTATTGATGGCCATTGAATCTGATGAATCGTCCACTATACAAAATAGTGTAAAAGATATTTTGTATAATTGCACGTTAACTGAAGATGTTGATATTAACAAATTGCCTATTATTGATGTGGAGTTTTATTTTGTTAACCTTAGAGCCAAATCAGTTGGTGAAGTGGTTGAAACTCGTTACAAATGCAACAATGAAGTTGATGGTAAAGAGTGTGGCAATATCATGGAAAAGAATATTGATTTGTTAGAACTTAAAGTTCAAATGGACGAAACAAATAATCCAGAAATTCAACTCACCCCAAAAATTACTATTAAAATGAAATATCCAGAATTTGGAATCGTACAAGATTCTTTGAAATTTGATGATATTAACGACATTACATTTAATATGATTGCTAATAGTATTGAATATATTTTTGACGGCGATCAATTTTATTACGCTAAAGAGGCACAACCAGGTGAAATGTTAGAATTCGTTGAAGATATGAATCAAGAACAGTTTGCCAAAGTTGAACAGTTTTTTAATACGTTACCAAAATTAAAAGAAACTATTGATATTACTTGCAGTAAATGTGGATTCAACCATAATATAGATGTAGAAGGCCTTGAAAATTTTTTCGGTTAACATTTCGTCATGACAATTTAAAGAATTATTATAAAACGAATTTTTCGTTAATGCAACACCATAAGTATAGCTTGACCGAACTTGAAAATATGTTACCTTGGGAAAGGGATATTTACATTTCCATGTTGATTTCGTATATCGAAGAAGAGAATCAAAAGATAAAAGAAAGACAAAGAAAATAGTAAATGGACTACCAAGAAGCCGACAAAATTAGAAAAAAATCTTTTGGTACACTATTAGGTGAACAAGAAGGTGGCCTTGGTTCGTCTTTAAAATCTGCAATCTCTCAAAAAACAAAAGCAAAAATTACCGGCATCAAAGAAACTTTTGATCCTATGAACATGGCTCGTGCCGTTGGTGGTAAAACGGGTGCAGCCATTTATGGTAAAATTTTCAAACGTGATGATGCTTCTATGGAACGATTCGCTGGAGCCAAGAAAAAGAAAACCGTTTTAAATTCAAGTGACGGTGCAAATTTAAGTGAAGCTTCAACACCATCAGATGTTCTTGGCCTTATATATCGATTAATGCTCAGAGCCGATGAAGAAAAGAAAACTCAAGAAGCTGAAGATTTACAAAAGAAAAAAACGGATGAAGATGAAGAAAACGACCGTAATGAACAAATAATTAAAGCTATTACTGGTAGAGGTAAAAAGAAACCCACCCGTAAAGAAAAAGCAAAAGAAAAAAAAGAAGAAGTTAAAGAGAAAAAAGAAGCCAAGAAAGAAGAAAAGAAAGCACCTCCGACTGAAGAAAAGAAAGCTCCTCCTAAAGAAAAAGGTAAAAAACCTTCAGCTGAAAAAGTTCCTACTAAAGAGGCACCAAAACAACCACCAAAAGAGGCACCTAAAGAAGCACCTAAAGCACCGAAAGAAGCACCCAAAGAAATTCCTAAAGCACCACCAAAAGAGGCACCTAAAGAAGCACCTAAAGCACCGAAAGAAGCACCCAAAGAAATTCCTAAAGCACCACCAAAAGAAGCGGTTTCAACTGCACAAAAAGTGGCCACAGGAACAGCAATCGTTGGCGCTGGTGCTAAAGGTTTGGTCATTGGTGCTCTAATAGCTGCAGGCTTTCCAAAAGAAGCGCAAGCAAATATATTAGCTAATGTGGATGAAGAAAGTAGATTTAAACCTAGAAGTGAAGAATTGGGCAAATATTCAGCCAAAACATTATATAAATTATTTGGACCTCCTGGTGTAGATGGGGGTCAACCTGCAGGCGGAAAAAATAAAGTAAGATTCAATTCTATGGCTGATGCTCAAACGGTTGTATCTAAAGGCCCCGAAGCAATTGGTGATGTCATCTATGGTGGCAGAATGGGAAATACCAGTCCAGGAGATGGTTTTAAATATCGTGGCCGCGGATTTATTCAAATCACCGGCAAAGATATGTATAAATCGGTTGGTGATAAAATTGGTGTAGATTTGGTTTCAAATCCTGACTTGGCTAATGAACCGAATATTGCTGCAAAAATTGTTCCCGTTTTCTTTCAACTAAAATTAGGTAAAAGAAAGCCTGAAGATTTAAAAAATATAGATACTGTGAATCAAATGGTGGGTTCAGCTAGTGAATCTTCTCGAGCTGAAAGAAAAAAATTAGCTTCAATGTATCAAAATCAAGATTTAGGATCGCAAATTGATACATCATCCAAAGAAAACAAAGACCTAAAACAAGCAACATCAAATGATGTAAATGCTCAAACAATAAATTCGACAACAAATGTAAAACAACAATCGAGTTCAACCATACCAACACAATCTGGTGATGATAGAAATGCCTATTTAAAAAAGGCTCAAGGTTAAAAAATGTCTGAAAAAAACGTAGAATACAAATTGACACCAAAAGGTGAAAAATTATCAAAAAAATTGGAAGAAAAAAATTCCGATGTTTTGGTTGAGCAAGAAAAAATTAAAGAAGAAATAAAAACACGAAATAGTGATATGAATTACCAAGAAGCGGCCAAGATTAGAAAAAAATCTTTTGGCGCATTATTAGCTGAACAAGAAGGTGGTTTAGGCGAATCTTTTAAGAAAGCTTTATCAATTAGAACAAAAGCAAAAGTTAAAGGTATTAAAGAAACTTTTGATCCTATGAATATTGCTAAGTTCATGACTGGTGGTTCTAATTTAGGTCCAGCATTATGGGGTAAAATGCGTGGTAGAAGTAAAGAAGATATTGCACATTTTACCGGTGGAAAAGTTAAAGAATCTGGCGATACAGCTACAAAATTAGGCCCATTAGAGTCCGAAAATAATATGTTGGACATTCTGATGAAGATATACACTTTCATGCAAAAAACTCATGAAGATGATACTAAGCGTAGAGAAGAAGCTAAACAGTTTGAAGAAGAAGCTAAAAGTGAAAAAGATAGGCGGCACAAAGATTTAATTGAAGCTTTGACTGGTAAACGACCAGAAAATGCCACGGCAGAAAAAGTTGAAAAAGATACTGGTATGGATACACCAAATATACTTTCTTCTATATTAGATTCTTTTGGTGGTGCAAAGACAGCTTTAAATGTAATTAAAAGCATAGGAACATTTTTTATGGGTCCTGTGGGTCTTGCTTTCTTAGGCGCAGCTACATTGGGCGCATTATTTTATATGATGTCACAGGCAAGCGATGAATCTCACGCAGAAGCCACCAAAGTTTCTGGTGCGATGGATACTTCTTCTGAAGGGGCTGCAATTACCAATGTAATTGAAAATACAGATGATATTGAAAGAAGAAAACAAAATATTCTTGCAGGTAGACCTTCAAGCAAAAAATCTATGTTACCATGGAAAGATAGTGTATTACAAGAAAAATATTTAAAAGAAATTGGATGGGATGAAAAAACTGGATTAACAGAAGAAGAAAAAAAAGCTGGATTTGTTAGCATTGATGAAAAAGGTATTCCAATTAAAGCTCAAGAAACAACCAAATCTCCTTCTTCTGCTGAAACAACCTCAACAACAGGAACTTCAAGTGTATCAGCAACTGCATCCGAATCTTCTTCACCTTCATCACCGGCAGCATCAGCAGCTGAACCTGTATCTTCAACGCCTGCGGCTGGAGCTAAATTAGATGCAGTACAATCAACCAATAATGATTTAAATATTCCTCAAAGCAAACCCGATCCTTCTTCTACTTTAAATTCTGTAACGAATATTAGTAAAGGTGGATCACAAAATAAAAAACCAATACCTTTGGTTCGTAATCAAGAAGAAACTTTACAACGTATGATTATGAATTCAACTAGAGTTGTTTAACCAATAAAAAACCCCGCCGTAGCGGGGGTTAAACCAAGGGGTTTAGGTTTAATTTTCTTCTGCTATTCTTCTGCTAACTTAGCAAAATAACTTAGATCATCCTCATCCGATGTATCATCTTTAAAAGGTGAATCTTCTGCAACAGCTTTAGGTGCTGCAAATTCTTTTGCCTTAGTTTGTTCTACGGTTGTGCGTGGGGCTTCACCATTTAAACCAAGTACCTTATCGAGGCGAGCTTTCAGAGCATCATAGGACTTGAACTCTTTATCTCCGGTCATTTCTTGGAGTGAGAACTCATTCTTCCAAATCTTTTCCAGTTCAGCATCATCACTCAATAAAGCCGATGGTGAATCAAATTCAGATTTATCGTAATTCTGATAGCCTTCTACTTTACGAATCTTTAACTTAAAGTTGGCACCTTTCCATAAATCAAATGGATTGATTGCTTGTTCATCTTCAAATTGAGGATTCATGGCTTCAGAAATCTTATCGAAAATCTTTTTGCCAAATTTAAACAGTTTAATTTGTCCTTCATTCTCAGGATGTTTTGGATCAGAAACGATATAAACATTGGCGATATAATTCAATTTACGCTTTTGTTTACGAACTACATCTTTATTGGCTTCGATGCCAGAATTCCACAATGAAGAATTATGCTCACATACTGGACATTGTTGATTCTTTGTGGTCAAACAGTTATCGATTAACCAACCACCAGGTCCTTGGAATCCATGTGAAAACACTTTAACCCAAGGCAAAGAATCATCACCATCTTTTTCGGATGCTGGAAGAAAACGGATAGTCGCTTGGCCATTTCCCACTTTGTCAACCTCAGGCCGCCAGAAGTTGTCTGATTTTTCTGAACCGCCCTCAGAAGAGGTGCTAAGTGCTTCAATTGCTTTGGAAAGTTTGTCTAGATTGCCAGATTGGCGTTTGAGGTTTGCAAATGAACTCATGGTATTACCTTTCGTATAAACGGAGTATTAACGGAATATAAAAATTATCAATGTACTTCTCATAATCAACTACTGTATCATAATATTTATCCAATGTCAAGCGTACATCTTCAAAATATTAATGGTTGTAAGTGCATCGGTATGAAGTATACCAATACCACCTTCTCTACGCCATTGGTCAATATTGGCTGATGTATCATCAATCAATAATGAGTTAGGATTAGAGTAATCTTTTTTGTATCTTTTACCTGGCACCAAATTTACGGGGAATGTAATATTGTGTTTCTCTAACCATTCCAATTTTTGTTCTCTAATTTCAGCATCACGTCTTTCGGAAGATGTTGAAGAAAGAATTTCTGTTGGTGTGTTTAAACCTCTAAGATAATTAATTA